GTCACTTGACCAAGCTGCTGTCTACAAGCTTGGCAGCGCAAAGTTCAAGCTGGTTGGCGTGACGGATGAAACCAACTTGGACAAGAATGAAGTGGAGGCCGTCTTTGAATGTGTGGAGCCTGGCCGCAGGCCACTCACGCCATACGACGAAACGAAAGCTAAAACGTGGGATGACAAGGACAGAGAAGACCTAGAAACCGCTCAAGAGGTGCTCAAGGCAAAAGCTTCTGACGCGGAAACAACAGGCCCCAAGCTTTTGGACGAGGCCCCTCGCGCCGATGCCATCCCCACGTTCCTCAGGAGGGTCACCAATAGCGACGACTATGACACCACCACGGAGCAATCCGGTGACGTTGAGTTTCGCTTTCTAGGCAAGCGTTATTCCTTCCAAGGCACGGAAGCCATTAGATGGAGGGACGAGCTAGACGAAAGGCAGTCTTATGTTGTCACTCGCGGCGGGTCGCTGGCGAACAGCAAGAAAGAGCTGGAACGCTTCCTGTCGGACAAGCCTCGACTGTCTGTTGCGAAGCTACGGAAGGAGCTTGATGATGACATGGAAAAAGTGCGTCAACTTAGAGACGACGTGCTGGCAGGTGACTACGACAAGCAACTGCGTAAAGAGGCGAAAAACAATGCTGCGTTTCAAGCCGTCAAGAAAGACATTGACAGGCTTAAGGAAGAGCTAGAAAAGCGCATTTCAGAAGCTTACAAGCTCTCTCCCAAGACAGCCAAAATCAGTGGCACTCAAGTGCTGACTGATGAAACCAAGCTAGAAGTGGACGGCAAGCGAATTGCCGAACTGGAAAAGCAAATTGAACGCCGCAGGGAAATCAAAGACGACATTTTGAGCGACAGCATTGCTGAGCGACGTAAAGCCTATTCACAATTCCTTCGTAGAACTACTAGCCCATTCGTTGGTCTTGACGGCAATCGCTATGGCACTGGCGGCATCATTGCCATCAAGAGGCGTGTTGCCGACCTGAAAGGAGAGTTCACCACTGATGCCATTGGCACCAATGCCGTCAAAGACTATATGAACTCTCTCATCAGAGAGAAGGAAGAGGCAATCAATTTCCTTGACTACGCCCTTAAGAACTGGGAGGACTTGCAAGGCGCTGCCGATGATAACTTCTACACCAAGTGCCTCGTCAAGGCAGATTCTGCTGCCTACCAGACTGTCACTGCTTGTGACTATGTGAAGTTTTCATTGCGCTGCAAACTGTTCCGGCGCATCCAGGGGAGACAGAAGAAATATGGAGAGAAGGATGCTCCCGATGGTTACAAGATGAGTGACAATGGAGTACAGGGGCGCATGGCGTTCTTTGTTGTTAGCTACAGAAAGACAGGAGACCGTGATTATATTGCCATTCCCATTGTCTTTGCCGTAAGACGCGCAGCAGATCAAGACAACTTCGTTGGCCTAGATTTCAAGGCTCCGTCTACAGCTAAGTGGGAGTTCAAGATGGAACCCATTAGTGATATTGGTGCAGAAACGCAAGATAGCGGCCAGTCGCAGTTTGCTTTCATTGAAAATAGCGGCAAGCGTTCTAGTTATGGACTGGGCGATGGGGGAAGGATTAAATGGACAGGATCGTTGGTTAATGCTGGCCTTCTCAATAAAAATGCCCTAGAAGAGCGAGGCCCTCTCTACACCAATGAATGGGACTTGTTCTCTGTGCGATCTGATACCAGCACGCAATTCAGCTTTGAAGGCGGGCCTGAGTTCAAGATTACTGCTGTTACGGAACAGCAAGTGGGCGGTACAAGCGGTAAGTACGAAGCTATGAGCATGGCTGCGCTTGGCGTGTATTCAGGCAAAGGCGTGCAGGATTTGCGCTCTATCACTGCCTATGTGACAGAAGGTAAGGAAAGTTGGGTGGTAGACGAGAAAGATGGTACGCGCAGCAGGAGCGCCAATTCCACAAGCTATGCGCCTGACATTTTCGCTGACACTGTTCTTGACGCGGACAATGGTATTGGCAAGTATGCCAAGCCGGAAGGTATCGACTGGGAAAGCCTGGCACTTGCTAAGCGGTTTTGCAAGAACAATGGGCTAGGCACAAGGCTGTTCATGGACGGCGTAATTGCCGACTTGTCATCGTGGCGCCAGTTTTGGGCAGAAGTGGCGCCTTACAGCCTGCTAGAGCTCGCAAGGATTGGCGGCAAGGAAGCCCTGATCCCTGCAGTGCCAACCAACAGAAGGGGAGAGGCGAATCGTGAGGTGACAATTTCTGCCATGTTCACGGCAGGCAACATCCTTGAGGGCAGCTACAAGGAAGAGTTTGTGGACTATGGCGACAGTTCACAAGACCTCATTGCCACTGTCATCTATCGAGACACGGAGGTACAAGACGTGTTTCCACGCAATGCAAGTGTGCAAGTGAGCCTAAATGACGTACAGGAGGGCACTGCCATCAGGCAGACGTTTGACTTATCGCAATTTGTCACACAGCGGGAACAGGCCGTCTTGTTCGGCAAGTTGTTGTGTAACCAGCGGCGATGGATGAGACGGGGGGTTGAGTTCAAGACATTCCCCACTGACTCTCCCGTGTCGCCCGGAAGCTACGTCTACGTGGACATTGGGCTCAACACTTGGGACCGCATCTCCTCCGGCATGATCATGCAAGGCGGGGAACTCAACATTCCACTGCGTTCCTCCATCGTTAGTGGCAACTACGACATGCTTGTGTATCAAGCAGGAAAAAAAGTCGAGAGTTTGTCTGGCGTGGCCGTCGTGAATAATGCCACAACCGGAGTCATTAGCGCAGCTTCCCTTGCAAGCAGAGAGGGTGCGATGTTTGTGCTTGGCGTGAAGAACAACAGAAAGCGCGTGTTCAGAGTGACAGAGGTGGCAATGGACGAGGAAGGAGAGGTGACTATCAAGGCCATGGAACACCCATGTCAAGATTCCGCCGGAAAGCTCTTGAGTAGGGTTGCAAACTTCTCCGACAGCCTATTCAAGGTGCTATAGGGCATTGGTGGTACTTAGTGGCTAAGCTGATAGAAAACAATAGGTGATATGGGCTTCTATACTGGCCGCACCGGATCACTGGTTTTTGACGGCAAGCCGGTAGCGAAAATCCGCGACTGGTCGCTTGAGACCACGGTAGAGCTTCTGTCCACCAATGACATTAGCAGTGTCGCCAACACCTTCACCCCTGGCGTAAAAGGAGCCACTGGTAGTGCGACACTTCTTTACTATCGACTGGAAAGCGGAGAAAGCGCAGTCTACACAGAGTTCACGAAGCTACTTGGAAACATAATGCGGAGCGGGGCGATCACTGACAATCAAAAAGTGAGACTCATTCTGAACGTGGGCAATCAAGCGCCAGACGATATTCGCTTAGACGCTTTCATTACTTCCGCTCAAGTTGGCTCTAGTACAGGGGAGCTGAGCACGGTTGGCATTCAGTTTACGATGGATGGCGACTTCCTTGAGGTGATTGAATAGGAAGCAGTATGACAGTATTCGTTGGGCACAAAGGCAACATCCGGCTTAGGCGTGGCCTGAAGCTCAGCTATGGGAGCCTGAGCGAGCAGATAGTGCCAGATGACGTGAATCTGTCGCTGAATCGCCTTAGCTTTGACAGCGCCATTGACAATCTTCTCACTGGCGACCGGCTAGAGATGCTCACTAGCGATCCGCGAAAGCTCGTTTGCTTTCCTCCATCGACTTGGCTTGACAACCAGTTAAACGATGAAGTGAGCCTCTACATCAATGTGAACGCAGCAGGCGGTCTGCGATTCTTTCGCAGCTTTGAGGATGCCGTGAACAATGTAAGAGCGAGAGAAGTGCCCCTGCAGGCTTTCACTGGCGACCCCCTTGACATTGAGATACAAGTGAAGGACACGGCATACAATGTGCTAGGCAATGTCACTAGCTATACGTTCAACACTGACCGCGAGGCCATTGACACCACCAGTCTTGCGGACAAGTTTCGCAGCCAGTATACGGCTGGCTTAATCAGCGGCAATGGCACCATTGATTGCTTGTTTGACTACAAGACCAGCGGAGCAAAGGAAATGCCCTTGCTCATGCTTCAACTCATTCAGCGACTAGACATTGGCAGCGAGTTTGACCTTGCGCTTTACTTAACTGACGGCACATCCACCCCTGGCGCAAGTAGCGTCTTTTACGAAGTGGGGGCGATGGTGACAAGGGCGGGAATTACAGTGGAGG